GTGCGAGTTTAGCTGTGTACTGTCGAAAGATTAGTTCAGGATTCATTAACTGAACCCCCCAAACAGCATCAAGACGAGTTGTTTCAGTGTGGTCACCTACTGTATACCCTTCGGTAAGTGAAAGGGATAATCCGCTTTCAGGGTCAGTGATACGCTCTGCCACAACCGCTGAACGTGGAAGTTCCAATTGTGGGACACACAATGCGATAGCGTTTTTGTGCATATAGAAGTTTTGGCGATAAACTCCACTTGCGTCACCTTTTACAACGATTGCCGCATTATTAGCGATTGCTGCTGATACATTTTGGTAAGCCGCCAATGAAATGGTAGTTCCCTCGATGTCGGTAGTTGTCAATGTTCCATCATTAATTGAAGGACTGATTGGGATAGTAGCCGCTCCACCTGCTGTTGAGTTTACGTCTGCTGTTACAACGAATGTTTGCAAACGACCTGTTGAAGTACGAGTGATTGGGTTAATCTCATATACACCTGCAAAAGTGATAATGTCGTACTTCTTAAGAAGTCCAGTAACAGATGCAGTCCAACCTTTTGTAAGAATAGATGCGCCAGTTTGTGCAGTAGCACCATCAGCAAGAGGAGTTCCACCGTAAGCACCTACAGTATGAGTAGGAACGATTGGGGATGAATAAAATTCCATACCTGATAATGGCCCCATGTATCCTTTTTGGATAGACTCTTGTGCAATAGAACCGCCACCTGCGAATACAGTAGCCAAAGACGTAGAAATGTTTGCCGCATCAATATCATTGATAAGAGCTGAACGCAAGCCTGTGCCTTCATCAGGGATAGCAACACCATTCATTTGAGCGCGAGTAAGTGCGAATGTTGAGTAAGACAAATCTGTACCAACTGTACCAGTCATAAAGTATGCGCCTTGTGCCGCTTCAAATACTGAAAGCTCCATTTGGTTTGCGATCTCACCGACTGCTGGCATGATATAACGCTGACTAAACTCTTCAATTGATAATGTCATATCTTGAACAGTGAATTTCAAGCCGATATTACGCTGACGATTGATAGTGATTGTTACAGTATTATCAACAAGTGGCTGAACACCAAGAGTACGACCTTCTGTAGACTTAACGCGGAATGGCTTTTTAACGCTTACGCTATTACCGACTCCATTGACAACCTTTTTTTCAAGGTCACGATATACACGCTTACACGCAACGAGATTGTTTTTAAACTGCCACATCGCTTCTTTAAGGATGAGGTCTGAGGTAAGTAACTTACCACCGATACCATTAGTTTGAGGCATAGTATTCTCCTATTAAATAAAGCCGTTAGACTTTTTAGATTGACTTGTACGCATAGCTTCATACTCTTTTTGAGATGTCGCTTCCGTTAAGCTCCTTGGAGGCATATTAGCTCCTCCTACTGGTGTTACTGGGTCGGGCGCACTTGTTACCTTCTTGGTGATTGGTGCTACTTCTTTAGGACTAGAGAGTTTTACCTCAATTTTTCCTACTTCAATAGCCATCTTTCCAAGAGATAACTGTGATAATGCCTTCGCCTCTTTAGGGTTGTTTGCGAGATAATATGCGACTTCCCCTGCATCATCGCTCTCGTTGAGTACACTTAGCATTTCAATCGTTAAGACTGGCATACCTGTTACTTTCTCATCGAAGTCCTCATATTTCTCACGTGAGTCCTCGAATTTCTCTTGAATCTGCTCTATGACAACAGCACTATCATCTTGTTTCGGTGCCTCTTTCGTTTCCTCTTTAGGCTTATTTACTTCAACGGCAGATAGATAATCATCGTAATCATCAAAATCATCAGGGTCTAACTCTTTAGTTTTAGGCTCTGACTTGTTCGACTTAGCTTCTTCAAGTTGGCGAGTTAAATCATGTTTCTCTTGAATGAGTGCTTCAATACGTTTTTGTGCGCGTGACTTACTTTGTGGCTTCGGTGCTTCATTCACCTCATCAGTAGGCTTATCATTCGTAGTAGGTTCGATAATCTCTGTCTCTACTGTTGCATGTTCAGGCGTTATCTCTTCTGCTGGTTGTGTCTTGTTGCTCTCAACATCGAAACTTTCATAATCTCTATCCATTTTTCGTACCCTTTCGGTCGTT